CTGCCGAGGAGGGCTAGGAGGTGGCATAGGGTCAGTGCCAGTGCTTACTCCTAGTGGAGTTGGTCGGATTGGATCTGCGCCAGTATCTGTAGTGTATGAAGGCATTGGGTCTGTACCTGTAGTTGTACTGAAAGAAGGTGAAGGGTCTGTACCTGAGTCGACGAGAGACGAAGGAATTGGGTCTGTGCCAGTCGTAGATGTTCTATACGGCATAGGGTCAGTGCCAGTCGTAGATGTTCTATACGGCATAGGGTCAGTGCCAGTCGTAGATGTTCTATACGGCATAGGGTCAGTGCCTGTCGTAGATACCCTTGTCGGTGTAGTCTGTACTTTGGCTGACTTTTTCTTCGGTTCTTCTGTTTGAGAGCCAAAACTTACTTTTTTGGGACCTGGAATAGGACCAACACCAGTGTCCACCATTTTAGGTCCTGAAATAGGCGATACGCCTGTGTCTACCATCGTAGGTTGAGGAGTAGATTGAGTACCTGCACTTACGAAGTTCTTTCCACTATTGTACTGTCTTATTGCCTCCTCTGCCCTTTGTGCTAGTAATGGGTTAGCTTGGAAAAAAGGGTCTTCACTTGGTACTCTCGCTTGTTGCGGTTGTACCTGACGTGGAGGAGCTATCCTCGGTGGTGGTGTGTACCCTATTTTAGCAGGTGCAGAAGGTTGCCTTTGGGGTTGAGCGGGAGCAGCAACTGGTGCGTTCTCATTTATAGTTATATTCTCCTCTATGACTTTGGGCTTTTTCACGTACTTTCTCTTTGCGACGGGTCTTTCCTCTGTTTCTCTTACTATACCAGCCTTGCAAAGGTCGGCCTCGAACTGTTTGTAAGCACACCGGACTCCGTCGTCCTTCATGGCTTCTCTGTAAGTTAATCCACTATCCTTGTTTTTTACTAAATATTCTTTCACGAACTGCGTAAACTTCATTTTATATAAAGTCAGAAGAAAAATAATTGTTACGTTCTACCATATTATTTTCTATTTAGTAGGTATACAGAATGCATCCAGTTCATTTAGCAGACATGAGCAAGGCAGTATTGTCTAAACTACGCAACGGACACGCTGTCCGCGCAACGCTCGGCGCAAAAGGCCACGGTGTCGGAGCCATCTTAGGAGAGGATAACCTCAAAAAGCTTTTAAAAGCAGGAAAGAGAGGCGCAAAAGCAGTCATCAAGCTTGGCGCTGAGGAGTTGCATGCCAACCGTGCCGGTGGTACCGGAATCATGGCAGGAGGTAAGTTCTCTTTCAAGCACGCTGCAAAGTCCGTAAACAAAGGCCTCAAAAGTGTTGCAAAAAACCCTATAGTTCAAGACGTTGTTGCCACAACAGCAGGAGAGCTTGCTACCGCTGCTGCCCCTGAACTTGGTCCTTTAGGATATGCTGGCGCGTCTTACGGAACAAAGAAAGCTATGGACGCATACGCAGGTAGCGGCTTCGTGGCAGGAGGTGCATTAGGTCACCCTGAGCACGTTGGAGGTAAGATAAAAATGAAAAAGATAGGTAAAACCATCAAGCACATTGCAAATAACAAGAACGTTCAGTCTGTCGCAAAGAAGGCCGCAGAAGCCGCCATTGATGCAGCTATGGCATCTGGTGGAGAAGGGTTTGTAGCGGGAGGTAAGTTTAAGATGAAAAAAATTGGCAAAACAATTAGCGGCATAGCAAAAAACAAAAATGTACAGTCTGTAGCAAAGAAGGCGGCTGAAGCCGCTATAGACGCTGCTATGGCATCTGGTGAAGGTTTCAACTTTCACCAAGGGCCCCATCAACATATGGGTGCTGCTCCAATCTCATCAATGCTAGATGGACAAGGTGGTAAAATAAAGATGAAGAAAATAGGTAAAACTATTGGCAAAATCGCAAAAAACAAGAACGTTCAATCTGTTGCAAAGAAGGCTGCTGAAGCCGCCATTGATGCAGCTATGGCATCAGGTGGAGAAGGCTTGTACGCAGGACGTGGTCTATACGCATCAGGAGGATCAGCAAAGAGAAAGGTCATCGATCTTATTGAAGACATCGGAGAGAACAGACCAAGAAAGTCTGGAGAATCCCGTGTTCGACAAGCTATTGATTTAGTAGAAAGCAAACTAAGAGCGAGAGGAGGAGCCATTGGTGCTCAAAGAGGATGTTCCGGTATTACCAATATTGGCGCTGGAGGAAGTCTTCTTTGCATGAGAAACCCTGCCCTTCGACCGCAAGCAGACAGTGAGAACTTCTTCTTTCACACAGAATTTCCTCCTGCTTTAGCAGAAAGAATGGAAGGAAGTGGAATATATGCTTAAGTTTAAAATGCAGATAATATTATATTAATAGAGTATATAATGTTAACAAACGACCAAATAGAATCTTTAGCACCAAAAATGAATATTCCTTTAGAATTCTGCGGTTTTAAAGACATGTTACCAAACAAACTAAAACCAAACAAGTATTACTGTGTTAATTTAGAAGATGGCGTAGGAGATGACGGAGAAGCTAACGAAGGAACACACTGGGTAGGATTTCAGTGCAGAGTTCCAAATAATGGACACAAGTCTTGCGTCTACTTCGACAGTTATGGTGTCGGTCCACCCAAAGTAGTTACTAAGTTAATAAAGGCGAACTTTGGAGTCACTCCATGGCATCCTACAAAAGACGTACAGTCCTTAGTAAACGAGGCGTGCGGGTTTTACCAATTAGCTTGGGCACATTACGTAAATGATAAGAGGTTTGCTTCTAGTTCACTTAAAAAGGACACAGAAGAGTTTTTGTCTCCTTTCGAAGATTTAAAAACGTCACTAGATTACAAAAAGAACGAGTGGATATTAAAGCATTTCTTCCTTAGCAAAGACAACCCAAAGTCTGTTCCTCTGCCAAAAGAAATACTGGGAACAATTCAGTCAGATGAACAGGAACCGGGAGAAGAGACTGATGGGGGATAGGGAGACATGAAGGGGAGAAGTGAAAACAAAAGCAAAAAGCTCAATTGAATCCGTGGGTTTCTCACAATCGAACCCATGGACCAACGGAGAAGCAGTACCAGATATAGGGGTCCTCCTGTGAGGTACACGGACCCTGAGACTCCTGATACTGAACTAGATAGGCTAGTATCTTACACAAAGAATCTGAAAGGACGGAGATGTACGTTCGAATCCCCTCCGTTTCACAAGGAAATGAAAAAGATCGCTTACCTATTTCTTGACACAGAGTTTGGTAAAGGCTACGAAAACGAGGAAAAGTACACTAACAACGTTTGGTACACGTACTGGAACAAGTACGCTAGAAGTGATTCTTGCCGGAGTCCTACTATAGAAGATAAGTGTTTTGTCTGCAAGGAAGACTTCGACATAGAAGAAGGAGAACTGCCAAAGGTATGCGGTATTTCAGGCTGTCCAAAAGTGTATCATAGAAACTGCTGGGATTACTTCCAGCTGTTCAAACACACCAACTATTTCAGCGAAGTGTACTACAACTACGTAGAGGCAGACACAAAGAAAGCTATTGTTTCTTTAAAGGAACATATTGACAGTACAGCAAAGTACAGATACGGCAGCTCCGTTAAGATGAACCAAGACTGTATTTGTCCTAGGCACTACTGCAACCAGTGCAAGCTTATGAAGTGTGGTGATATGAGTCTTTGCCCTACCTGCCCTTCCTCCTTTTGTTCTGATTGTATCGGAACAAGTAAAGAGATGTCCTGCAGAGTATGCACTACCATTCCTGTTGTATTGGATGCGCCAGAAATGAAATGTTAATTTTTTTGTAGTAAAAAAATTAAAATTTAAAAAGTAAGAGTTTATACACGTGCGCCAGTAAGAACGTCAACGGATACTTGAACACCATACTCAATAAAGCACAAAAATTGAACACTAGATTGAGACATGTTGGTACCTTGGATAGAGATACTCTTTGGGACTGCTTCGTCTATCGGCAACATACGACTGCAGTTCACATAGTAGTATCCGTAAGATTGTTGCCATGACATAAAGTCAACAAGACCGCTTGTGAGACCGTCAGTCAAGTTAGCGTTTACAGAGTTAACACCAACAAGTTGGTTCAAGAATTGCTCGAAGTTATACTGTTGAGTATTGTAGATCATGTTCTGACCGGCAACAACTACGTTGAAGTTTCGTAGAGCAACCATTGGAGAAACAGGACCAGTTCCGGCTGGGTCGAAAGGGGATTGGTAAGGAGGGTATGCAACAGTAGCTGCAGCACCTAATTCTCCACTTGTTTTAATATTTGGGAAGAAGGGCAAAATAAGCACGCTCTTTACGTTACTAATACCGTTGGTCAAAAGGAAATTGAACTGTCCGTCTTTATTGACAGATGTTGTGGTGAATTGGTATATGTCAGTGTAAACGATAGATTTTGTTGGTCGTGATAGGTAGGCCTCTTCGAAACTAGGGTTGAAGGTAAATGCGGGAACGTATAGTTGGCACGATCTATCAAGAGCAGTTGAAGTAAAGGAAGTAAGGGAGTTTCTTTGTGTCTGACTGATGATAGTGTTACCTACGTTAAGAGTGATTCTTGCAGTAAGGTCAGAAAGGGGAGTCTTTGCGAAACCAGCTGAACCGGTTGGAAGGAAAGCAACTTGTTGGTTAATTCCGGATGATCCAGACGCTTTTGTCTCTAAGTTAGATAAAAGTCCTGTTTCAGTAGAAGAAACAATAATAGGTGAAATACCACCAAGAGGACTAGTAATAGAAACAATTTCTTGCGCACCAGTTCCGCTTCTCATTGTTAGGACAACTTCAGGTTGGTTTAAGTTAAGAGTGAGTCTAAAGAATACACCTTTAAGTAGAGGAACTTGACTAAAGAATGGGTGCAAGTGCTTCAACATAATGATTGCCTCTATTTGGTAGACAATACCAGTGTAGTTTTGAGCAGGGGCGGCAGCTGCGCTTCTGTAAGTCTGGAAAACTCTTGATCGCCACAATTGGTCCATTGCAGCTGCTGTTTGAAGAGTGGAAAACGCTTCACCGCCAGCACCACCAGCAACAGCAGAGGGGTTGATTAGAGTATTAGAGAAACGTGCAAGCATACCGGGGTTACCTCCAAT